CTATTAGCATGGCCTTAGACATTGCGAATAATAGGTATTATGTGGCTAATTTTGGTAGTAACACAGTAAGAATTATGGATTACACAACTAATACCCAAATCGCTTTAATAGCCGGGTTTAGTCAACCTCGTAGTATCTCCTTAGACATTGCTAACAATAGGTATTATGTGGCTAATGGCACAGGTACTATTCAAATAATGACACAGAAATACCGCTAAAATGATATACATACAATCAAATCAAAACGGAATTATCGGTGTGATAAGTTGGGAAAAGCCTAAGACTTTTACGTGCGAAATAGAAGCGTTACCCGAGGACTTAATGTTTTATCTAAGCCGAGGCAAATATTTGGCGAATGAAAATGGCCTTTATATTTCGGACGGATGGGCAGATTATACACCGGAAGAAGTGACACAGATAAAAGCCTATGAATCGGATAACGAAGGCTTTCAAAATTATGAAATGTATAAAGCCGCAAAGCGTTCTGAAACTTATTCTTTTTTTATTCTGCCTTTAGATTTAGTTCCACAAATCGCACATTACAGCGGATGGGTAAAAGAAGCCTATCCAGAAAGGATTTTTGACGTTGTGTTAAACAGCGAAGATATAGAGGTAGAGGGGCAAATGGTAACAGTACCAACGAACATATTAAAAATGATACCCTGCGGGATTACACATTTTAATCCAGAAGGCGAAATGTTGCTTGATGCAGTTATTGAAAGTTGGAACACAGAAGCGCCGGGTAAGCGTATTGATTTTAACGTGAAATTTTATAAATTAGACGATTTAAACGCATTTATTGAAAATGGGAAAGTATAAATATGTATTAGAAGAGGATTATAAATTATATGTACCAGAACTAACTGGACAACATCTTATAACTGCTTATTTTACATGTGAATACGGACACTGTACAATTAAAAAAGGGTATGCATGGGATGGTTGTACTGGAGTTCCTGATACATCTAAAACATATTATGCTAGTTTAGTACACGATGCGTTATATCAATATGGTAAAGTAATAGGGTTAAAGCAGTTAGTAGCTGACAGATGGTTCTTATACCTACTTAAAAAACACCAATTCAGATTGTATTGGTTATATTATGCAGGTGTAAGGGTATTTGGATGGATGTATTATTTAACTTAGTATACTATAAGTACAATAAAATTAATAAATTAAAATGGCAAATACAACAATTATACATGTACCAGTACAGTCTGTTAACGGGCTTACTGGTACTGTTGTACTAAATAGTACAAGCATCGGAGCAGCTCCTTTAATGCATACCCATACTGAGAATGATATAACTGATTTAGGTAACTACATAGTGGACGCTCCATCAGATGGTAAGAGGTATGGTAGGAGAAATGCAGTATGGTCTGAAATAGAGTCTTCTACAGGAATAGAGGAAGTTCCAGTAGGAGCATATTCGTACGTAAGAAAATACGGGCAATGGACAAGACCTAGGATTATATCTAGTGGGGTAAGTTCTACTACGATAGGAATACAAGTAGAAGGATCTGATATATCTGATCAGTACTCTATACCTTCAGCAACTTCCTCATCTGCTGGTTTAATGAATGCTTCTGACAAGGAAAAGCTGAACGGTCTAGTAAATATCTCTAATACAGATTCTTTATCTGAAGGAGCTATAAATAAATACTATACGGATTCTAGAGTTTCATTAAATACTAGCGTAGTAGCTAATACAAATAAAGTTGGAATTCCAATTGGTGGAACTACTGGACAAGTACTTTCTAAAAATACCTCCAGTAATTATGATGTAACTTGGACAACTCCTTCAGGAGGGGCGACTGGAACTAATTTATCTATTACTCACAATGCAAGTACAGTAAATATAAATTCTAGTACAGGTTCTGATGTAATCTTGAATGCGGCTACTATTTCTTTAGCTGGAGCAATGACATCCTCTGATAAAGTCAAATTAACTAATGTAAGTACCTATACTAGATCCAGTACGGTGAAATCCTTTTTACCATCTGAAACTAACGAAGATATACAGGATTACTTTAATGCTTTGGACTCTAATTTAAATGATAAAATATTAAATATTAATTTTGGCACAGGAACCCGTACTTTCAAAGGAGCAGGTTTAACCCATGAATTTTTAAATCTTAGTAAATTTTATAACGGTATTGTAATAATAGATTTATCTACATTAAGTGGATTTACTTTTAATTCTGGTAGTACGGTATTTATAGTATTACCAAATAAAGAATGCGAAGTTGTAATAAAATTAGGATCTTACACTGCTAATATAAATATAGATACTGCTAATAATAATGAGTGTGTTATATTTGGAACAGATACATCTACATCAGTTGGACGTTCTGTTACTATAATAGGAGATACTTCTAGTACTTCTATTATTAATTTAACTCTTTCCAGCATTGAAAAGTATAAGCTGTTAAAAGGACATTTTAATAATATAAATTTTAATAATTTTAGTATACAAAGAACTACTGTTGCCGATACTACCTCAGGGTATATTATAGCAGGCAGTTTATCTTTTGAAGCTAATCATAATATTAATATTTACATGTCTAACATAGAAGTATCTGGAGGGTTAACTGTTATGTATTCTCAAGGGAGTAGCTATGCTAGTAATATTGTATTTGCAAGAGTTGATACATTTAATATAGTTGGTATTACTATACCTTCCTCTAACCAGTATAACTTTGTAACTAATTTTTAAAAGTAATGATAAATACTATAAGAAATGTAATATCTCTATTAGCAATAGTATCTACAATATGGTTAGGTGTATCTAAATTTAAAGGGGGCAAAGAAATTGATAGGCTAACTACTAATCTTACCTCTACTACCACTCAGTGGCAGGATGAAAAAGGCAGACTAGTTACCGAGGTATCTGAATTGAGGTTTACTAATAAGGAGTTAAAACAAATAGCTAAACTAGATTCTACTAAACTAAGTTATACTCAAAAGCAATTGAGGGAAGCTAGTGAAGTTATTAAAGATCTAAGGATTAAAGCTAAGGACGTAGAGAGTGTCAATATAGTCGATTTAAGCGTGTCTAATGACTCTCTGGTATCTATACCTACCTACAACGAAGATAAGTCCTTAAAAGCGCTTAAACCTATCAAAACAGAGCACCTAGAGATCACATTTGATGTGAAGAAAGATACTGTTTTAGTTAGTCATAAATACAAGGCTAAACTGAATACCGTAGTGAGTAGGGAGGTAGATATGACTACTGATAATGGTAAAAGGAGATTCTTTATTGCTAGATGGATTAATCCTAGGTATGAGTACTCGGCTAAGAATGTAATAGATGATAAAAAGGCAGAAATAAAATCTGCTATACATATTAATTTTCAACGACGTAAAGGTAAAAGATAATGGTAAAATTTACAACACTTAATAATATAATTACCGACCTGTTGGAAATGATACGGGGCGGGGAATCAGTTAGGACTGAGCCTATACCAAAGACTCAAGTTGAATCTTGGGTACACCAGTACAGGGTCAAGTTAATTAAGCAAGACCTTGATAAAGGTAAACTTATTAATCCTGACTATGTACAAGTAATACCTACTATTTCTTTAGTAGCTTCGGGCACAGATAAGTATGTAACCTCAATAGAGTTGCCTAATACTATATTTCGTAATTATGAAGACGGCTTTACTTGGATAGGTAATTTAGAAGGTAAAGAGTATCAGTATATGACCGAACAGAGAAGTACATGGAGCCAGCATAGAAAATATACTAGTGAAGAACCATTTGTGTATTTAAAGTCTAATAAACTTTATACTAATAAGCCAGAGAATATAGAAGTTAGAGGAGTATTTGAAAATCCAATGGAAGTGATTAGGTCTATTACCCCACTTGCTAATATGGACTTTCCATATCCAATACCTGCTGATCTTATACCTACCCTTAAGGAAATGGTACTTAAAGGGGAATTAGGTATAATGTCCCAAGCTCCTAATGATAATACCAATGATAGTGCTCACAATATAAATTAGATATATGTACTTTAGCCGTGGCAAAAACCGTGCAGTGAATCCCTATACAATGCCAGATTTTTATGAGGCCTATATTAGGGAAGTAGAGGAAAGCGATGGGCCTTATCAAATCTCATACGAAACTTATCGTGATATATGTGAAGAGTATTATAAAGAACTAATGGAATACATATTTGCAGGAGGATTATATATCTTCCCTTATAATGTTGGGGAAATATCTATCAAGGGTATGAGGCCTAAGAATTTCAATAGTCGTACTTTAACTATAAACTGGGAAGAGACTAATAAGATAGGGAAGAGGGTATACCATTTAAATGATCACAGTAACCACTTTAAATTCAGGTTCAGTTGGTCTAAGAAAGACAAACATATAAAACATAAGACAGACTACAGGTTGGTTTTTACTAGGGACAATAAACGTAGATTAGCTAAGATAATACAGTCTGGCGATTATAACTATTTTCAACATGACTAATAGAGTAAGTATAAAAACAGTTATTGCTAAGGTCTTAGCTGATAACGATATGCAAGAAGATACATTGCGTATTAATGACCTAATCGAGTGGTCAGCAGAAGCGTTAGCTCGTATAGGTGCATTCCTAGAACTAGATCATAAAGTATCTGGTAAAGGAGGTGAGCCTGCTTTAGAAGTAGTTAATCATCAGGCAGCTCTACCATCTGGTCTACATTCTATTATACAAGTAGCCATGGCTAATATAGAAGAAGGTCCTTATATTGCTATGCGTATGTCTAGTGGTAACTTCGACACGGTTAAGGGAACTACTGAAGTAGACAATACAGACCCATTGAATCCAGTATATACTGCTGGAGATGAGATAGATAGTATTAGATCTTATGATCAAGACTTGACTTATACACTTAAACCTGGGTATATAAATACTAGTATTAAAGAAGGGTATTTAAGAGTTGCCTATAGGTCTATACCATTAGATCCCGAAGGATTCCCTTATATGCCAGATGACCATGGATTTGAAGATGCCGTATATTGGTATTTAACAATGAAGTTATTGTACCCTAAATGGGCAGCAGGACAAGTTAGGGATGCAGTGTATTACAATGCTAGACAGTCTTGGAACTACTATTCTAAACAAGCCTACGGTAATTCAATGATGCCTTCAGTTGATATGATGGAATCTATTAAGAATACTTGGAACAGGTTAATACCAGAGATGGGGGAACATGCGGGATTCTTTTCTAATACAGGACAAAGACAGGAAATTTATAATCAAACAAATTTAAGTTATGCAACAAATAGGAACTCTGGGGCTAAGTGGTGGTATTAATACCGATATGGACAAAGCGTTCTATGACGGTAATACATATTTACAGGCTACAAATTTTACAGCAACTCCAACTGGCGGTAATACTCTAGGGGCACTAGAAAACGTTAGAGGCAACGAGTTGGTATCAGATATAGTATTTGCTGCAGGACATGAAATGATAGGGTACGCTAATATAGTTAGAGATGTGGTATATTTCACTACTGATGGTACAGACTCTAATATTTATCTCTACTCCAATAATACACTTAGCTTAAAGTATTCTGATACAGCTTCAACTTCTAAGTTGAATTTCAGTTTAGATCCTAAGTATAGAATAGTTGCAGTAGGCAGGCAGGAGACTGACACTATTAGTAAAGTATATTGGGCAGACAGTTTAAATGAATTTAGATATATAGATTTAAGTAAAGATTATACTGGAAAAGAAGCTACTGCTTTTGATGCAGTGCCCATTAATAATTCTTTGGTTAATATACAAACAATATTAAGGTCTGGTGGAAATTATAAAACAGGGGTAATTAGATATTCCTATCAACTTTATAATGTAAACGGAACGTCTTCTACATTTAGTACTTTATCCTTCCCTGTTAAATTAAGTGAGTATTCAGGACAATCAGAAGGTGGAAATGAAAAAGATGAAAATACAAATAAGGCAGTGTCTTTAAAAATAGGTACAATTGAAAATCCTTTAAGTTCTGATTTTAATAGAATTAGAGTAGTAGCATTATATGTATCTGAAGACTCTTCACTTCCTAAAATAAATATAGTAGGTGAATACGAGTTAACAGGTGGTATTTTTACATGTTTAGATATAGGTAATGTAGTTGGTGAACTTACATATGAAGAATTTCTTACATTTAAACAAGTTACATATAGTGCCAAAGCAATAGAAAGTAAGAATAATATATTATTTCTAGGAAATGTAAAAGAGAAATCTTTTACTAGTTCTGTTTTAGATGATTTTAATAATACTAATTATTGGGATGCTAGAGCTTATAGATTTGATGATAGTGGTAACTATTCTAAAGTGTTTACTTCTGATGGTATTTATACTATGCGAATATATGGAAGTAATGAGGCTACTCCTTTTAAAGTACATGTGGTAACAGACAATAACAATCCAGATTTTGGTGAAGACTTTACTCTTCAAGGGGAGAGGGTACCTTTACAATTTGATTGTGTCAATTACTATAATTCTATTTATAACAGTTCATTATTTTTTAGAGCAGGGGATTTATCTGGAGGTTACAGGCATGTTGGGAATGGGGCATCAATAGGAGGAGAAGGAGAAAATGTAAAATATGAATTTGTAGAGGCAGAAAGTATTATAGATACAGATTCTTTAAATCCTGGATCTGCTAAACTTAACAAAGATAATGAATACACAGCTTCTTTATTTGAGGATAATGTTATAGAATGTCAAAGCGGGGAAGTATATAGAGTTGGCATAAGATTTATAAATAACAAAGGACAGTCTAGTTTTGTAAAGTGGATTGGGGATGTTTTATGGGAAGAACTTTTAGATTCCTCTAAAGTACAAATGAGTGTAGTAGAAGGAAATGTTACTAAAAATAAGATTAAAATGTTAAAAGTAACATTAAAATCTTTACCTCAAGATGATAGTATAGCAGGGTGGCAAGTAGTTAGAGCCAGACGAACTAAGGCTGATAAATCAGTAAAAGCTAGTGGTATATTACAAACCATGGCTATACGTGGTTCTGAAGATTTTCATAGGCCTTTCTGCGAATATACAGGTACTACTGAAGTACAACATTCTGATCCTACTAAAGTAACCCCATTTTTACCTATTAGTAGGTACTCTATATTTTTAGATGCAGAATATTCTTCTATAAATAAAAAATTATTTAAATTTATATCTCCAGATTTAATATTTAATAATAATGGTACAATTGAAGGGGGCATAGATAAGTATAAAGTTAGGATGTATAATTTTATAAATTCTAAAGTAAATCGTGGTAAAATTTATGGCACCGAAAAACATTTTTTAACAGATTCAAAATACAATTCTTTAATCGGGGCATCTGAAGTAAATACTTTAAAGAATTTAAATTCTATAGTAGATTATGCTTATTCTGCTCCTCAACATAGTCAAAACGGTAAAAAGGAGAGTTTTAAAAATATAGATACGGAAAGGATATTAAATCAAACGCACCTCCCTAATTTTTTTAATGGCACTTTAAAATCTGGAGCATGTTCTAGCTTATTTATAAAAGTGGATAATGATATGGAAGTCGACGATGAGGCTTTGCTTAATCCGTATTATATTATGTATGCATCTTTAATACAAGATGTAGATACTACTAGATACGGAGGAAATAGTTATTCTGCTATAAGAAATACAGAATATGTACCATTTTCTAAAATATATAAAATTGAAGGGTCTCCTTTATTAAATCAATCTATAGAATGTATATACGGAGATATGTATACTACACCTTTTTCTTTTATTAACCAATTATTTTGGGATGATGTTGACAACAGTTTAGAATCAGTACAAGAAAGAATTACGTTTCCAGTAGAAACATCCCTAGATTTAAGATATAGGTTAGATAGAATTAACGAATTTGGCATATTCTCTACTGATTATATAAATCAATATAAAAGTATGATGCTACAAGAAAAGGTAGTTGAAGGTATTGAGTACCAAGGTACTTTATATGATACAGCTGTAGGAGATTTATATAGATATAATCCTGTTTATTCTAATACTGATTTTGGAGAGGTATATTATTCTTACCCTTTAGATTTTTCTAATGCTGTAGATTTAAATACTAAAATTATAGCATCTGAAAAGAAAAGTAATGGGGAGAATGAAGATAATTGGACTACATTTTTAACTAATAATTTTATAGAAGTAGATACCGCATACGGTGGAGTAAATGACTTAAAGACTAAAGATACAGAGTTATACTTCTGGCAAGACAAAGCTTTTGGTAAACTGGCGGTAAATGATAGGTCACTTATTACAGACTCTAGCGGTGCTCAATTAGCTTTAGGTACAGGGGGTGTATTAGAAAGATATGATTATATATCCAATGAAGTAGGCAATGTAGATAAGTATAGTATATCAACTTCTGAAGATGCTATATACTGGATGTATTCTCCAAAGAATTGTATATACATGTACAACGGTCAACTTCAAGAACTTAGTACTTCACAAGGAGTATCTAACTTCCTAAAGCTTAACCCTACTACTAATCCTATATCAGTTAGCGATTTTAAATCAAACGAGACTTTATTTAAAGTAGGTACTAGGATATTAGTATATGATTGGATGACTAAGAAGTTTACAGGAGATTATACAAGCTATGACGAGTTGACAGAAACGTATTACTACCCTAATTGGTTTATCCCTGAATTTGATGGTAATGTAATATCAAGTAGTGATAGTGAAACTATCTATAGGCATAATTCTGATAATGTAAGAAGAGGGCAATTCTATGGAGTAGATAATAATTCATCTATTAAACATATATTTGTAAAAGACTTTTCAAGTACTAAAGTCTTTGACGTATTAAATTGGCATTCAACTTCTTTATTAGACGGTGTAAATCAATATGAAGATACGTTCTCAAATTATAGAATATATAACGATTACCAAAATACTGATTGGCAACCTATTAGCTGGAAAAGAAAAGAGCGTACATTCAATACGGTAATACCAAAGGACAGGGTTAACACTTCAGAATTGGTGAGTAATGTAGACATTTTCGATAACGATAACCTGCAACCTGGACAGTCCTTTGCACGTAGAATACGAGATAAATACATCATACTAGATTTAGAGTATGAAAATAAAGATAACATAACATTCTCTGTGCCATACATCAATGTGGGCTATCGGAGTTCTATTAGATAAGATATGGCTAAAAAGAAATGGGTACAAAAATCTTATAAACATAGGGGAGGCAGTGCTTCCCCTTTGAAGATTACGCCTAAGACATTTAATATGAAAAATGGCGGACTTCCCGAATATAGTTTAGGAGGGGATACGTTAGGTGGAGCAGCTAGTGGAGCTGCAGCTGGTATGGCATTTGGCCCTGTAGGGGCAGGAGTAGGAGCTTTAGTTGGGGGGGTTGCTAGTTTTATTGGTGGTAAGAAAAAGCAAGAAGCAGAAGCTGCAGCTAAAAAAGCTCAAGAGGTAGCTTTAGATAAACAGGCTGCTTTTGCTGCATACGAACCTGAAGGACAGGTATACAACTCCATGTTTAAAAATGGAGGTACTACTGGAAAGAAAAAGTATACTAAAAAAGAGATAGATGAATTAGGTATTCAAGGATATACTCTTAAAGGGGCGTTAGCTGAATATAAAAAAAGACACGGATTAGATGCAGTCACGTATAACCCAAACGATAGTACAGTATCTGCTGTTATTAATGACACTGGAGAATTAAGGACTGTACAATCTTCCCCTGAAATATGGAAGAAGATGTCTGAAAGTATATTACGAGGAGAAGTCAATGGTTATGGAACTCCTCCTGATCCTACTAGTATTAAGAAATTAAAGAAGTATGGCCCAGCTATTGATTATACTAAGAATAAATTTGCAGAAGGAGGACCTGTAAGCTACGGTTCAATGGTCAGAAAAAAGAATGGCCTCACATCCAATTTTAATGCTGCTACAGGTAAACTACTTTCTAATAGTAAGAAAGGTACTCAAACCGCTGTTAAGTATGGCAATGAGGCTTTAAATGGGTTATTGACAAATTCTAGGTACTTAAACCAAGGAGACCAGAATGAGTTAAATTACTTTGGCAATCTTTCTAAAAGGATGGCTAGTGAAGAGATGTCACCAGAAGAAATAACTACTCTATTAGACGGCAATAATTCTTTAAGGGGCATATATAATAAAACAAAAGCAGCTAAGAATATACCATTTTATAAAAATGACGTAGACAGCTTAGAAAAATATAATCCAGAGTTTGTAGATAAATACAATGTAAACATGATTAAGCCATTCTTAAAAGATGAAATGATAAAATATGCTATGGGAGGAGATATTCCAGGTAATGGGATTCCAGTAGAGTTAGAAGGTGGTGAATCAGGTATAATGCCTAATGGTCAAGACTTCAACGTTGAGGGCCCCAGCCATGCTCAAGGTGGCGTACCAATGGAATTACCTGAGGGTACAGATGTGTTTAGTGATAGACTTAAGCAGAAAGGAACTAACAAGACTTACTCAGATTTAAATAAGCAGATCTCTAATAAAATGTCTAAGTTTAAAAAGACAATGGAAGATCCTGAATCAACTGGTATATCTAAACGTACTGCAGAAAGAATGCTTAAAAGATATGAAGGGCAGCAGAAAGATTTATTTATTGACCAGGAAAGGTTAAAGTTTAATAAAGGAACGCTCCCGTCTAAATTTAAAATGCCTTTTGGTGGACCTGTTCCAGGTTTAATGCAAACTAGTGGCCAAAGAGATTTAGCAGCGTTTAATCCCAAGAAGGTAGGAATGGCTTCTACTAGTCCACAATTCGCAGACAGTAGTTCTTTTGCAGGAGATGCTTTAAGAGGTATTGGTGGGGCATTAGGTAAAGTTGGCGGCGCAGCTAGTGGATTAGCCACTGCAGCTCCAGCGATATTTAATATAGCACAGGGCTTATTTGGTAAACCAGATGTACAAGATCCACAAACGACTTCAAATGTAGCAGGATTAGCAGCAGTTAATAAGTTACAAAATAGAAGATTTAATGTAGACCCTATGCTAGATGCTAACAGGCGTTCAGCTGCTATAGGTAGAAGAAATATAGCAGGAGGAGCAAGGACTAGAGGGGAGTTATTATCAGGATATGCAGCTACTTCAGCTCAGCAGGGAATAGCAGACTCTCAAGCGTATGCACAACAGCAGAATATGAACAATCAATACCAAGGTGAAGCAGCCAGTGCAGCTATGCAAGTAGGGGCGGGGGAAGCAGCTAACATGGGAAGAGTTCAAGACTACAATACTAGGGCACGTTCTGCACAGACTGGCTATTTACAAGAAGGTCTGTCTCAAGTTAGTGGGCTTGTCCAACAAGGACAGAAGAATGCAGGAATGCAAGATGCGGATAGAATACGTATAGACATGCTTAGGAAATGGTTTCCAAACCAAACTTTTTAATTATATAAAATGGCAATAACACCATACGACAGACCTGCGCAACAGCCTATAATGGATACATTTACCCCAATCCCATTTCAGGAGATGGTGCAAGCAGGTGCAATGACGCAAGCTAGGCAGGTAGAAAATCAAACTTTAGAATCAGATTTATCTAATCAAGTGATGCAATTAGATGCAATTGATAAAGTAAATCTCCCTGGACTATCAGGACAAAGTATTAAGATGGGGGACCTTAATGCAGTTAAATCTTTACAAGATAAATGGGACCAGCAATTACAAGAAGTAACCAGTAGCATTCCAGATGCTTCTTCGCCAGAACGTACAGCTAAACTTAGAGCTGTAGCAATGGATATGAAGAGGCAATTAGGGCCTAATGGTATAGCAGGTATAGCAGCCCATAATCTATCTGAGATTAACAACTTCAATAAGATGTTAAGGGATAACCCTAAGTTGGCCAATTCGCCACAGATGGTACCCTTTATACAGAGGCTTAAGCAGCACGAACTAGACACTAGAGATGGTAATATAAAGAAACTAGATTTATCAGGTGCTCCTGGTGAAGATGTCGATATTACAGAAAGACTTGCTGGATTACTTAAAAACTATGGCGAGAAAGCAGGAGTTCCTGGTATAAGAAGTGTACAAGGATTTGACGGGTTAATACAACAAATGCAAGTTAGCGGTATATCTAAAGAGGAAATCGCTAATACTGTACTAGGGTTTATGACTACTGATCCCATGATTAAGACTCAAATAGGTTTACAATCACAGTTCGATCAGATGAAGGGAATTAATACTACACCTGAGGATTTAATTGGATCTTATGCTAATATAATGGGACAGGTATTTAGCGAGTCAGATATAAAATCTAGTTTAACTACTGATCCTTCTTATAGTAGGAGAATGGATAAACAAGAGGAAATAGATAACTTACTAAGCTTTGATGTAGCTACTTTTAAACCTGGTAGTGGTATAGCTAGTCCAGCCAAGCTAGCAAAGGGTAAAGAAGCAGTTAATACTCAGATTCAATCCTATAAAGAACAGATGCTAACAGATGAGAACTTAAAAGGTTTACAAATAACTGAGAATGGGATGCCTGCTGACTATAAGGTTAATGGAGTAGATAAGACAGATTATATTAGGAAATACTACCTAGAACCAATTAGACTTGCAAATGTGAAATTAGGTAGTTTAAAAGAGTTTGAAGAAAGGGGTAAAAAAGAAACTGGTTATGTAGATCCTATAGATATGTCAGATGAAAAACTTAAAACTTTACCTGAATATGAAAGCATTTACAATACTGAACTTAGAAAAGCTCAACAGTTAAAGTACCAAGCAGGCGAGAAAGGCGGACGTCCAGATATTACACCCCAAGAAGAAGAGCAGATTGCTTTAGATAATACTAAAGAGAATATAAGAACTGAGACTCAAAACTATGACAAATATAAAAAATGGTTAGAAAAAGAAAACAAATCTGGCTCATTTATAGCAGGTGTTAAACCATTAACTAAAACTTTAAGTTCTAATCTTGAAAATCATCTCCTTTCTAACTATGCTAACAAAGAGACTAGTATAGGTAAAATAGAAAGTATTCTTTCCCAGAATAAGGGTAAAGTATATGGTAAAGAAGATTTTAAAAAGATCTCGATTAGCAAAGATACACCCCCTGTATTTGAAGGGTATATGGTTAATTCTGAAGGGCAAGGTAAACTAGTTTATACTGTAAAAGATGCGGATAATAAACCTGTTGATAAAGTAGCTATAGATGCTCCTCAATCCTTTACTCAAGATTTATTTAAAAAAGGATTAATGGATGAATTTGCTTACATGGTTAATGCAGAAGTATCTGGGGAGACTAAAGCATTTGGTAATCTTATTACCAATCAAACTTTAAGTTTAGATCCTTATTCTTATGAGGGCAAATACTCTAATGATAATCCAGTACCTACAATAGAAATACGTAGAGATACATCTATGGGCGATGAAAGGATTATGGGCACAGTTATAGTAGAAGGGCAACCTACTGAAATAACGTTTAATAGTAAAGCAGAATTAGATACATGGGTAGCTAATTTCAGAAAAGTAAAAGCAACAAGAAATCCCAAAGAGTAATCTTAATAAATAATAATTTATAATAATAAATATGTCGAAAGGTTTAACTAAAGAGGAATTTGATTTAGCTGGAGAAATGTCTTCTGCTGAAATTAATCCTGTTACTAACCTTCCCGAAAATACAGGAGCCGGATCTAAAAAGTCTGGCTCTTTGTCTTTAGAGGAGTTTGGGTTAATTAACAAGGTTACAGATTCCCAAAGTAACGCAGTTTTAGGCAAGGGGGACCTTGGCCTGGATCCTGACGAATTTGACTTTCAATTAAAGCCCAATCAGGATAACGAGGAATTAAGGGCACAAGACCAATCTGTTATTGGCATGCTTGCTAAAGGTACAGGGAGGCTTGTTACCTCTACTGCAACTAAATTCTTAGCAGGACTTGGTTATTTAGGGTCAGCTGTACCAGCTATCATGACTGGTGATATGAGTACCATGCTTGATAACGGCTTTTCTGCAGCTTTCAATAGCTTAGAAGAGACTGCTAAAGAAGCAATGCCTATATATAAAACTAAGAAATACCTAGACGGTAATATCTTAGAACAGATGGCCACTCCTGGATTCTGGTTTGATGATATCGTGGACGGTACTGCTTTTATGATTTCTTCTATGATAGGCGCTAAAGGCATGAGTGCAATTGCTAAAGGGGCAGGTACTTATAGTAAAATTGCAAAGGCCTTTTCAAAAGCTACTACTGCTGCTAAGACAGGTCAAGCCGCTGAATTGCTTACTGTACCTATGCAGAAATTTGTTGACGCATCTACTTTAGCTACTATCTCTACTTTTAACAGTGTTAGTGAGGCTGCATTTGAAGCTAAGGATACTAAGGACAGTGTGCTTGCATCATTGCAAAAGAAAGTAGAGTTAGGAGAGTTATCTGCAGAGGAAGCTAATATAAGAGCATCTGAGGCAGCTAAGACTACGTTCTGGACTAACATGGTACTATTAGCCCCATCTAATCTATTAGAGACTAGTATGTTCTTTAAAGGTACGGAAAATGTAGGTTTAGATAGAGTATTTAAAGAAGGTGCAACAGCTGGTAAGACTGGTAAGGAGATTATAAAAGATATTCCTGCAGCTCTAACTAAAAAGCAGATGGCTGGTACATTTGCTAAAGATGCTTTGCTTTCTTCTGTTACTGAAGGTGCGTATGAAGAGAATATGCAGTCTGCTTTACAAAGTTATACTCAAGCTAAAGCTGAGGGTAAGGAAGAAAATACAGGGTTAGTTCAAGGCTTGATGAGAAATTGGGTTGAGAATTTTGGTACTGATGAAGGACAAAAGGCAATAGTATTAGGGTCTATTATAGGTATAGGTCCAGGAGGTTACGGTGGCGTGCAAGAAGCTAAAAGTAAGAATGCTGCTACCATTAGATTAGCTAATGCTAAGGCCCAGTATATGGACATGGCTTCTACTGGTATCAATGACCTACTTAAAACTAGAACGGAGAAAGATGCAGAAGGTAATGTAATAGAGAAGGCAGGGCAATACGAGACTGATGAGCAAGGGTATCCACAATTAGATCCTGAAAAGGTTAAAGCTAAGTATGGTAATTCTCAAATACAATATGTTAGGTACTTAGAAAGTTTAAAGGCATTAGCTGGTGGTAATAAAGGGGCACATGATTTTATTAAGCATGATACGTTCTCAGACTACGCATTTAAAGTATTCAATGAAGGCGGAGATACTGATGCTGTACAAGGTCTTATAGATAAATTTGCAGCTAGGGAAGTTGAAGACCTTACTGAGGCTGGATTTATAACAGAAGACAATAAGGAGCAAGAAGATTATATAAATGGTTTAAAAGATAAATATTCTAAGACTGCTAAATCTTTAGATGAGATATACAGATCTATAAAGAATAATTACGGCGGTCTTAATAATTTTGGTAAAAGCAATGGGGATAGAATTCGCAAAGAGTTAGTTACTATTGAGCAGTACCAAGAAGCTTCTAAGCAGTTATTCCTTAGTGAGAAAATAAAAGAACTAGAGAATACAGTACGTAAAGGTGAAGCTGCTGGTAACGGTAGAATAGCAGGTGTAGAAGCTTTAAAGAATCTGAATTCTGAACAGGAGATTAAAGAAGGTAAAAAAGCCGCTAAGTTATTAGAGCAGGCTAAATCTGAACTGACTAATTCAGAGTTAAAGCTAAAAGACTTGCTAAGCTTTAAAAAGCAAAAGGATAGGTATATAGAAGAACAGCGTATACTTAAAGAAGAATCTGAAGGTAGAAATATTGCAGAAGATAACGATTCTGTTGCAACTAAAGCAGCAACTACTAAATCAGATACACCAGTCAAAACTAATCTATCCCCTACTCTCTCTACAACTACGCTTACACCTGCTCAAGCACAAGACAATGGTTATGTAGCTGACTTAGAGAAATCTAAAGTAGTTAACGGAGATATGGATTCTACTAATCCTTCGTACTTCTATAAGAAGAATGAGAAAGATGGTAGTGTACATATTATATATACTGATGGTACTGAAGAGGGAAATATAGTTAATGAGCGTACCCTGATAGCCAAAGAAGTTCAAAGTAATGTTACAGGTAATAGGGGTAGACTTACTCTTAACTTCATGCAAGATAAACTTGAAAAAGCCTACACTACTGATTTTGAAACTGGCGAAGTTGAGTATCATGACTTGAATAGGATAGAGAGGACTTTAGGTAGACCTGCAAAAGTGTCTGATTCTGCTATGGTATTCTATAATATTATGCCTCAATTAGGTGGTAAAGAGTATACTAAAGATAAAGTATCAACTATATCTAACGAGTCTATAAATGCTTTAGGGGACTTTGAAATACAACAGAAAAGTTTAGAGCAACATAGAAATGATGCTAAAGCTGCTATTACAAGTCTGGCTCAGGAAGTTACTACAAGGAGTAAGGAAGATGCTAAGGTTGCCTCTAAGGATGTTAAAAATACTAATGCTGTATACGGTGTAGAGAAGATGACTCCTAAAGAGTTGTTTGAAGTAAGTATGGATACATATGTTCCTGCTGAATATAATGATAAACTAGGGTACATTAAACAGAGCGAGGGTAGTACTGTATTTGTATCTACTGAGGAAGGCAACAAGGAATATATAATAGGAGGTGCTGAGTCCAGCTTGTCATTTCAAGAATTGGGAGTTAGTCCATTATCACATACTTCTATAGGAGTCGAGTATGAAACAGATCGCAGAGTCTATCCTATACTTATTAATGGCAGATATTATAAAAACCCATTTTACGGCAATCCTAGCGACTCTATTAAGGTTCGCAATGGTGTACCAGTCAGTGTTACTCTAGTGGACGTAAATGGCGTTAAACACGTCTTTACAGAGGATACTGTAGTACAACCAGTAGCTTACTTCATTGAGGTAAACGAAGCTGTCGAGGAAAGGATATTTGATTATCTAGTCTTCGGTACAGAATCTGATGCCCTAATAGTTCGTGATCCTAAGACTGGTGTAGACTACGCTGTGTATAAATCTAATGGGCAGTATGAAGTATACTACCTAAGAGAAGGAGAAGCTACTAAAGGTTATAAGAAAGTTAAGCCTCAAGGTTTAATTTATAATAGGATAACTAAAGAAACTAGAAGTTTAATTAACCAAGCTATAGATGCTACAAGCAAATCTAAAGCTATAACCCTTAAAGAAATACAAAATGAAGTTAGATCAAATGTTAAAGATGTTAGACCCGCAACTGCAGGAGAAGCTCTTACAATCCCCAGCCAATCAGAGGTTTCAAGTTCTCCGAGAGTGGCGCCAGAAGCAGCAGAGAAACAAACAACTGAGGTAGAACAAAAGACCACTAAGCAATTAGAAGAAGAAGTTAGATTAGCTGTAGAAGAGAAAGCAGCTATAGAAGCTGAAGCACAACGTAGATTAGTTGAGCAAGAGACAGTAACTGAGGAAGCTACCGAATTTGACAATACAGTTAAGAGTGGAGATACTGTAGAGTCGATGAACGAGTCCGAGTCTAAAGATCAAAGTAAAGATGACGAGTTCTTCTCTGGTGTAATTAATTCTAATGATGCCTTAGCTTACATACATTTTGATAGGGATTCTAAACAGTTTAAAGTCAACAATGTTGAGTTCTTAACTCATGCTATTAACAATGCTGTAGGTAATGCAACTGTTACTGCTGAGATAGACTATGACTACAGAGAATTTTGGAATGCGTATCCTAGACTAGAGGCTTCTATAAAAGCAGGGTCAGTACCTGTAGATAAAATAGAAGAGACGTTAGATAAAGATATAACAGATTCTAAAGTACTAGAAGCATTAAGTAATGAATACAAGGAGTTTAACAAACTTGTAGACATGATTCCTATTAAGTATACATATCAAGATGGTACTGTAGTATTTGAAAATGGTATATATGCTCACCAATCTAATTACAAACACCTTACAGTAGAAGCAGGGGAATTAATAGGCCTTAGCGAAAAAGAGGCTATGGATGCTAGATTATCTTCTAAGAAAGATAAGATGATGGCTATGAGAAATACTAGAAGACAGATTTTAACTGAGAAGTTAAAAGGTAATTCTATAACATTTCCTGTAGAAAGAAAAACAGTCGGCCATTACAATACAGATCCTAATACTAACATTTCCTTATCCCAACTCCTTGAACAACTCGGGGATGCGGCAACTAGCCAAGAGATAGGACTAGGTTTAACTGACGGTAATATATATATTGCAGGAGATGAGCGTAGAGCAGGTAAAGGGTCTAAAGGTAATATTTATTGGCGTACTAATCGTACGGCTAATGGAGAGTCTGTAATAGTTAAATTAAATCCAAGTAAGATTTCAAAAGAACATGCTAAGATTGTACTAGAAGCTCTTAAACAACAGGTTAAGGGTAAAGGTAATGACAAGTTTGTAGGCGTAGGAGTTACAGGTGGACTTAGAGTTAAGGATGTACTTAAGCATCTAATTACTCATGGTAAAGATGTAACTGAAGTACCTGCTAATAACAAGTCTAAATCTAGATATATCCAAAAGCAGTTATGGACTACTCCAGAAGGAGGCCTTAAATTTGGTGAAACTTTAATTGATCTAAATAAGATTACTGCAGAGCAAGAGAAGGCTTTTATAGAATGGGCTAGTATCAATAAGAATTATCCAGTGAGCAAACCCTTTTTAGGAAAGAAATTAGCAGCTAGAGAAGACTTTACTATTGGTTCTACAATGTCTTATAATGTAGAGACTGATAACTATGCAAGCTTCTTGATTAACTCTGATACATTAATGACTAGATTAAGAGTAGTTCCTGGTACTAAGTCTATTACTAATAATCCTACTATTATACTTAACGAAACTGCCCCTTCTATTACTGAGAAGAAGGTTGTTAAAAAGCAGGTAGCCCCTATTACTAAACCTGAGATTGTAGAAACTGCAAAAGAATCCAATCAACAGGCAACTAAAAAGACTACTGAACTTAGAGTTGCTAAAGTTAGTAATATAGCTAAGATACAAAGAAGTGGTACTACAGTGTACTTCTATAATCCTCAGGTATCTAATACTAAATACTATTTAGGTACAGTTGAAGATGGTAAATTTATATTAGAAACCCAGTTTGAAGGTGTACTTGAAAATCTAAATGACAGGGTTGCCAAACTAGGCGCTATAGATTTAACAGATGCTGCATCGTTTAAGATTATAGAAGAAGATGCTAGCGCTTTTCAACATCTATTACATGCTGATTTACCTGCCACTACTGTAGAGGTAGTAGAGAAAGAGAATGAAGCTGCTAAAGTAGTTACTGCCGAGTCTGTTATAGATGAAGCTAATCCAGTTATTGAAGTAAAAGGAGACGAGTTACAAGACCAGAGTGTTAATACATCTAACGAAATAGATCCTAATGGGCCTACAAGTTTAGAAGATATAGATACTTATTTTAGAACTGTACCAGATTCTCCTATAGATCAAAGACCTTACAATCCTACTAAAGCTACAAAATGGCTTAGAAGTAAATTAGGTAAAGACTTCGATATTGAAATTGTAGATGGGTTAATAGAGTTGGCTCAAGATAAGCATGCTTTTGGACAAGCTAGAGTAGATTCTATATTATTATCAAATGCAGCTGAAATAGGTACAGAGTATCACGAAGCGTTTCACAGAGTATCCCTATTCTTAATGAATGAGGTGGATAGACAAGCGATATACAAAAAAGCTAGAATCCAGTATAAATTAAAAGATGCTACAGATAAAATAGTAGAAGAACATTTAGCTGAGGAGTATAGGAATTTCATGTTATTAAAAGAAGAAGGGTTTGAAAAGAAAGGTATTATCCCTACTATTAAAAGGTTCTTTAACAATATATTTAACTATATTAAAACTATATTTGTCGGAGCAAATAAACTATCAGAAGTTGACATACAACAACTGTTTAGATACATTGACGAAGGCAGGTTTAGATATAAAAAAGTAGATAAAACTAAGCTAGAATCTTTAAAAGGAAAGTACGCTAACTATGAGATAAGAGGTAAGGCGTTTAGTAATATTCAATCAGGGGAAGAGTACAGAGAAGTAATTAATTTCTTATTTAGGAATTTAATGCAAGCTTCCGGACTAGTAACTGCAGCCTCTGACATACAGACACGTAAGGGGGTTATAAGTATAAATCTTAAAGAAGGTACTCAAGATATTAGTAAGTTATCTTATTCACTACTTAAAGAAAGACTTATAAATCTTAAAGGTCAATATAATAATGTAGCCGCTTTAAGTACAAATACTGCTGAGCAGATCAAAGCGTCTAAGTTTAGAGATTTGATTAGTGAGATTATAGTAGATGAAAATTTTGATATTATTAAACAAGATCTGGAGAACTATCTGAATAACCTTAATATAAGGAGAAGAGCCGATAGTCAAGAGATAGACGAAGAATCTGGGGAGGTAGTGGCTAAGGCTGAGATCTTTGGTATACCTTCATTTGAGTCTTCTGCTAAAGATAACGTAGCAGCTAATATTAAACTATTACTGTCTATATTACCAGACCATCAATCTAATAATACTAAAACTGGTTTACCAGCATTTGCAGAGTTTTCACCAGTTTGGGCTGAATTATTAAGGTCTAGTACCAACGTGGTAACTACTCAGGATCTTATGGATATACTGGAAGAAAAAGCTAAAGGTAGTTTTACATTTGAAACTTTACTTAAGTATATTAAACAAGATTATAGTCTTAGAATACAATTATGGAATACAGTATCTCAAGCTAGATTAGACTTTATTAACAGTTATATTACAGAAGAGAATTTTGAAATCAATATATACTTTGGAGATGCAATGGTTAAGACTGCTGCCTCAGAAGAAGTTAAATCTTGGAATCAGAACTTTGCAAGAAACAGTAAGTTATTTAGTTTTAATCAAGGTAAAGACCCTATACCAAATCCAGACTATTTTAATACTCTTAGGAAGAAGTACAATATCATAAAAGATAAGGTAGACTTCCAGATGAAGAAGTATAATAAGATATCTAATTATGCAGTGCTTTTAGGCGATTTAAAGGCATTACTTAATGAAGTGGGTATAACTATCAGCGAAGAGAATTTAGGGGCTATAATGAGCTCTAAAGGCCAAAATCAGGACACTGCATTTGATGACTTCATCAGCAACAAAATTCAGCATATATTTAGTGACTCTGGCTCTGTATATAAGCTTATGAATGACTTGCCTGTTAATAAAGGGGTTACATTTAATAATGTACTTAGAGATGAAAAAGGAGTTGCTTATATTGCTAACCAAATATCTGCATTAGACCCAATGTCATTAGGGGAGTCTCTGTTAGCGCACCAAGGTAAGATGTTCTATTTAGTTACTCAGCATACAAACTTAACTAATCAGATTAATGACTTTAAGAAGAATCCAGAAGAAACATTTGCACAAAAACAGAAAGCTGTTTATAATACAAATTCAACATGGATTAATTACTTTAGAGAGAATCCTTCTAAGATTTCAGAATTACAATTAAAGACAGTAGCTTCTATATATAAGGAGAATGAACAAGACGAAGGTAGGGGATACCAAGATGTAACTAATATTGAGGAATATCTTATAAGACTTTCAGCTAACTTTAATGGTTACACTACTTTACCTACTCCCGCTGACCGTAGTTCGTATCAGTATTTGAAAGGGGTTCCTAAAGTGGAAGTACAATTGGATTCACAGGGTAACGTTAGCGATAATGTTATTGAACAATTTGTAAACTACTTTAAAGATGAAAGAGAACGTATTATACTTACTAAATCACAAGTAGAAAACGTACTTAATGCTATAGATGGGGCAGACGGTTCGGAAGCATTTGATGCAACTGATTTAGTAGAGAACCTACACTTTACAATGAAAGATCCTTATAAAGGTAGGGATGTTGTAAAAGAAGGAGAAGTTGTAATAGCTACTAATGAAGTTGGAGAATGGGTTAGAGTACCAGTTGGTAGTAAAGCAATACATGGTAATGGTAAGCTGCTTAAGACTGAAAAGGTAAATGATAAAGGAGAGGCTACTTGGGAATATGCAGGTAGAGGAGCTAAGTTTATAACCTTTACTAACCGTTCTGGGTATAAATCGGTGCCAGCTTACATGCAAGGCATACTTAAAGAGAGAATACAGAAGTCTTTAGACTACGCTGTTGAAAATGGTGTAATAACTGAATCTAATGGGGTATATTATAATAACCTTATCCCTAGTACTATAATAGAATCTAAGTTAAGAGAAGAGGGTGCTACAGTAGATAGTGCAATTAGAAATATAATAGCAGATAATACAGTTAATACTGTAGTTGCAGGCTTGGAAATGTCTAAAATGCTTACTTCTGATATTGCATCGTTTAAATCTTTCGATGATTATATTAAGCGTATTACTGGGTATACTTCTACTGGTAGTAATTTAGCTACAGAGATACCTGCTAACACTTACCAGAACGATGAATTAATTATAGCAGATCAATATAATGTTACTACATTTAATTCGCATGTTGTATCTTCTTCTCTATACGATGAATTAGTAGAAAGACATGCAAAATACTATGTAGAAAAAGACGGTATTTCAAAGGAGGATGCAATAGAAAGAGCAGAAGAGAAGCTGTCCAGTTATAAAGCTACTGACCAGACAGATGCTCAAACTTACATTACTAATGAGATGTATAGAGCTCTAGCTGTTAAACTAGGAGAATGGAACGATCTTAAAGAGCAAGCATATCAATTACTTACTAGCGGTAAAGAATTGAAACATGCTCAGATGATCAGTTTATATAATCTAGTATCAGAGCCATTGAAGCTTACCTATATGAAGACTTACCAAAATGGTAAACAATCATATTCTGTATTTGATAAAATGTCCTTAGCTACTCTTTATAGACCATTTGTTGAAGGTACTCAATTAGAGGAACTAGTAGATAGAATGGAACTTAAGGGTAAATACGAAGGTAAAGGTTTGGACCCTATTCATCAAGTTAAATTTCATACAGCTGAGAAATCGGGTAATAAAGATAGACGTAATATATTCAAAGATGGTACAGAAAAAGAATTTACAGATTTAGGTTTAGTAACTGTGTATAAACAAGACTTTAAGAACTTACGTAAGCAGTTGAATACTGCGCCTCACGAGACCTCTCATATTGCTTTAGGTAGCCAGATGAGGAAGATAGGAATAAGTAATGTGGACTTTGAAGCTGACTATGTTAATAAATTTGACGATAAAGAGTCAATGAATGGCAGACAAGTAGTTGAAGAGGTACATAGTGTAATAAGTGAATTATCAGATAGAGGAGTAGAAGATTTCAAAAAGGATATGTATTTAGACGATAACTTCCAGATTTCAGATAAGGCAGGGTTTATAAATAAGTTAAAGGCAGAGGCTAGAAAAGCTAATATGCCTCAGCATATTGTAGATTCGTTAAAGTTAAATAGTGACGGTAACAACTTCTATTTAGATTTAGACTCTATGCCCGATGCTAGAAAATGGATTCAATCTAGGATTATATCTTTAATTAAAAAGGCTACTATAGACACAGAATTACCAGGAGGGTCATTTATACAAATGTCTGATTTAGGTTTAAGAAGTATAGATAAATCTGATGAGTTAAAATGGGGGGATAAAGATGGATTTATTGAGACATTTGTTTCAGTTAATTTATTTAAACATATTATACCAGGTTTTGCAACTAAGACTCATGAACAGAGGGTAGAGTGGTTAGATTCTAATCCTAATAGCGTTGCTATGGGGTATAGAGTACCTACACAGGCTCAGAACTCTACAATGGCTTTTAAAGTTAAAAAATGGTTACCTGAAAATATGGGGGATATCATTGTATTACCTAAAGAAAACCCAGCAGTTACAGGTTCAGATTATGATGTGGATAAAGTGTTTGTTGTACGTCATAATTATAAGGACGGCAAGAGAATTAAGTATCTTACATTGGACAATTCATCGTCTATAGAAAGAGCTAATGCTTATACTGATCTTGCACTTAAGAGTGAATTAAAAGAAATAAATAAAAAGTACCGTGAAAAGGCAGGAATTGCAGTAGAAGGGATAGACACAGAAGATTATAAGGAAACTCTTAAGATAATACGTAAATCTCATAAAGATTCCATGAATTTAGAAATTCAAGGTATTAAAGACCAATGGGTAAAAGATAACTTAGCAGAATTTGAAAAGAGGCCTATCATAAAACAAAATACTACAGAAGCTGTACAGAATAGGTTACTAGATATGTACTTTACAGTATGGCATAGTGATAGCCATTTAATACATAGAACACAGCCTTTAGGTTATGGTACAGAGATCCTTAAAGATTTAGCTTATGAAGTTAGAAATACATGGGAACAACAAGAAGACATATCAGGTTCTCCATTAGCTTATTTATCACCAGAGGAACAAGTAGATGTTAAATCTAGGTTTAAATTTGGTGCAAGAGGTATTGGCCCTAATGCATTGGCTGGAGCACATCATATACTCAGTCAATCTGTGGATCTAGGTCTTTTTGAAGATATTGGGGCAGGTAATACTACTAAAGAGAATATTGTAGAAACTTCCTTCCCTGTATTTGAAGGGGATTTAAATATTAAAAACATATTTAGCGTCAACCCTATTAAGAAAGTAGATGTTAAAGCTAAAAGTAAAGCTAAAATATCTACTAAGTATGCAGGATTCGGACCTAGTGAGGTTGTGAGTAGCACTGCTACTTATGCGGAACAGGCTAAAGAATTGGCTAATACTGGTAATTATACTTCTAAAGACGTAGTATTTGTTTCTGTACCTGGAAAAAGAGGTGGGGAAGATGTTTATATGCCTGCTATAGATAAAACTATTGCCGAAGTTAGAAAGGCTTTAAAAGGTGGAGCAGCTTTAATTACTGATAATATACAGTATACAGATAGTAACTCCTATAATATTGGAGAAAAGAAATTAAAAATGTTCTTAGAGAATTTAGGAGTTTCTTATACTGAAATAGAAGTTGATGAAAATTTACTTGGCGTATGGAATACAACTCCTCCATCCTCTGTAAAAAAACTTACTTCATTATCAGGACTTAAAGGTAAAGATAACGAATATATAACAGAATGGTTCTCAGCTTTACTAGATGCCCACATGGATATTGGTGCTGATCCATGGATTGCATATTTGAATGCAAATGCTTATACAAATCCCGTCATTACCCTACTCATTAGAGCTGGAGTTGGTGGTAGAGAAACATTCAGATTTATAGCTCAGCCTATACTTAAAGATGTATCAGAAACTCAAAGTAATAAAGACAACAAATTAGGTATAGATGCTAAAGAGGCTAAAGTAGAAGCTCTTAAAAAGTATAAACAAGAGTTCATAAGGCTCGGTGGGAATATAGATTCTATACCTAGTGGAAAGTTGGCTTTTGAAAGCATGATACATAACCAAGAAGGTTTAGTAGAACAAGCTAAAAAAGCAGGAGAGAACAGGAAGAATGGCATACCTTTAGATATAGATTACTATAGAACTCAGTTAACTATATATAATGGATTTGAATACTTACTGACTTTCTCAGACTCCTTAAAGCAAGCTATTCTTGCTAGTAGGGCGGATACTAAGAGTTTTGGATCTCAACTTTCAGCGGTTAATTTATTCAGGAATAAGATAGAGAAACTTAGTATTGAATCTAATTCAGGGTCTGGTATTAGGAATTTTGACAGGCTATTCAGTGATACATTCTTAGGCACTATGACAGACAATTCAGTAGGTATGGTTCAAGACTCTGTAGGAGCAACTCTATTGGAAGGCTCTCCTGCATTTGTTGAATTGCATAGGAAGATATTAGATATAACTGGTATGACTTATGCAGCTGATGAAAAGTTTGTTAATAAAGTATCTAGTGCTATCTATACACAAGTAGCTTCTGAATTCTTTGTATTTGATGCTAATACTAATCCTACAGGCATGAAGCGTGAAGAAGTAGATAAACTATTTAAAGGTAATACTTCAATTCCTAAGATTATAGAGGAGATACAAATGGGTACTAAATGGCCACAAGCTAAAGGTAACGCTATATTCTCTATATTTACACCTGTATATAGGCAGGATGGCCCTAGTTTCTTATCAGTTAGAAAGCCAGAAGATCCTTTTCATATCAATAATATAGTATCAGGATGGAGAGAATTATATGTAAATGAAGATACAAGGCAATTTGCTTTAGATTTATTTAAGTATTCTTACTTTACATCTGGATTTAAATCAGGTGCCAACTCTTTTCATAATCTAGTTCCTGCTGAGATACTTATTGATACAGGATATAATGACTTTATAAAGAGGAAGAAAGTAGCATCTAGACAGTCAAGTGCATTTGCATATATGATGGACGAGATAATGGTAAACTCTTGGTCAGAAAAAGAGATTGTTTCTAACTTTAAGTCTAGCGATATACAAGAAGGTATAGGACAGAATAGTATGATTACACTTCCTTATGCTAAGTTTGGAATTGGAACTGGAGATGGTACTGTATTTGGTAAACCTTACCTTAAGAATATGGTGGAAGGAGATATACAACTATATAAGTTTGGTGGTTATACTGTAACAGGTGACGAAACTAAGTTAATTTACTACCGTATACCTAAAAAGAGCATTAAGTATGATAGGGTATTTAATATTGTAGAGAATGGCTTATCTCGTAGTACAGAGAAGAGGAATTATGATATCCCTTATAATATTAATGAAAGTACTTTCTTACAAATGGCTACACAAACTAGTAATTCTACTGGTAGATTCTTAAATGAAGTTATTGCAGGTGCTATACAGGTAGATTCTAAAAACGATAGAATTGTGAATACTAAAGAAGAAGAAAATAACAAGAGTTCTGATCAACTATACACAGCTAGGGCAACTAATCCTATACAAGCTGTACCAGGGATAACAGAAGGTATTATACAAATGCTGACTGAATTAGATGGTGAAGTAGGCATGAGTATGGAAATACGTACAGGGATTTATTCATTACCTAATAAGCAAATGATTCACTTGGAGAATCAAGGTAATGGCCAGTATATAGTATCTAGTAGGACTACAATCTCCCCTACATTAGAAGAGGTTAATAAGCGTATAGAAGAATGTTAATAATATAATTAATTAAAATATAGTATAATGGCAAAATGTCCAAATATTAATTTAAAAGACTGGAGTGATCTAGTTGACAAATTTGGTAAAGACGGTGCGTACTATATCTTTATGAAAAATGGTGAAACTGTTCCCTATCTACAAGGTAGGGAGCAAAACCAGTTCATATGGAATGTAGAGAATGAGCTAAAATTATTAAATTGGAAAAGTGATAACGGTAAGCGTACTAAGTTATATAAAGGATTTAGTAGGGATAAAGCCGCAGACTTGGTAAAGCAAATAAGAGAAAACTATGTAGGAAATTATATTATTAAATATGTAGCACCTGATACTAAAGGGGAATACGGTATTAAAATTGAAGGCTACCCATTACCTAGGAAAGCAGTTGAAGAATTTGCTAAAGAAACACAAGCAGATGCTAATGATACGATGGCTACTGAGGAAGCATACAAAAACTATCAGGAATTTAAGCGGAGGGAAGAAGAAGCTAATGAAGATATACTCCCTATTAATCATATTAGTAGTAGCGATATTCTATATAATAGCGAGTCCAGGAATTTAAACAGCTCCACAGAAAGATTTCAAGAACAGCAACAGTCTGAATTAGAAACAATTCTCCTATCTACTCTCCCACAGGTATCAGAGGTAAAGTACGATAACAAGTTAGAATCTAAAGGTGTACTAGAGCCGGGAAACGTAATACGTGTCAACCCTGAGACTATGACCAAAGACACTGTAGGGCATGAGTTTGGACACCTTTTAATAGACCTTAGAGGCGGTTTAAGCGACTCTTTCGTTGTAGATGGTATAGAACAGCTTGAAGGTACTCCAATGGCTAAAAAGGTACGTGAGACTTATGCAGATCGTACTGAGGAGTATATTAAGAAAGAAATACTTGCTACTGCAATAGGTATGGAAGTTGCAGATATATTTGATAGGGAAAATAACCAATCTAAATTTGAAATCTGGCTTAATAGATTCTTTAGATGGTTAATGTTTAGAACTGGACTTACTAAGAATAACGCTAGAAAGCTAGCTAACGATCTACTTAAAGGTAAGCCTTTAGACTCTAGTAAATACACTGGTAAACAGTCTGTATATAGCCAAGAATCAGTTCCTTTAGGGGATATTACAGAGGAAGAGGATGTAACATTTGAAAAAGACCCGGAAGGAGATTATGACTTCATTAAACCTGATAGAAAACTATTAGATGAATACCAAAAAATTAGGCAGAAAGCTACTAATATTATAACTACTAGGATTAGTAAAGCGCAAGCAGGAGGTAGAGCAGAGGAGTTATCTGAACTAAGAGCTTTACTATATGAACTACAAGAAGAGCATAATAGGGATAAGAATGCTATATTTCAATTTGTAGCTAATTCGGCTAGTTTTATTAATCGTGAGTATTCTATATACGAGACTAAACAAAAGAAACTAGAAGCTGGAGATAATGAAGCGTTTAAATTACAAGATCTGAGTAGATGGAACGACTTAATGTCCTCGTATGATATCCTTGACGATGTAGTTAACTTACTTACAAATGAGAATTTCTTAGGTACAGAGGGCAAGATTGAAGGTAAGATTTTCAACCGTATGAAAAGAAAGCTTCAAGAGATAGTAGCTAAAAAGAATGACCTTAAATCTCAGTACAGGTTAAAAGGTAATGAGATGAATTCTAACGTACTTAAAAGGTATTCAGGCAAAGTAAGTATAGAGGTTAAAAACCTTAAAATGAAAGAGTGGCGTGAAAATAATAAAAATCACGGACTTTCAAGGGCAGAAGCAAAGAAGAAGCAAGAAGATTATGCTGATACTTACATGAAGAAGAATATAAACGCTGTAATAGAAGATACTAAGACTTTACTATTAACAGAAATGGATTTAGCTTCTGAGGATGTAGGCAAAGTAACTGCTTGGTTAGATAACATGTTAGATACAAATGACGCTGTTATGGGGGCCGCTGTTAAGCTTATTGTACTTAAAGATAGTGAGACTAGGGTAAGATCTGTAGAGTTTAAAAATAAGGCTTGGAGCCTAGTTAAAAAGCTTTATAAAGAGTCTGGGTATGTATATGGCAGTACTAACGTAGCTGACGTATACTCATTCATGTTAGAAACTAATAAAGAAGGAAAAAGAACTGGGTACTTTATAAATAAGCATATAAGTGAAATGGATAAAGAGCGTGAGCGTATTAAGTTAAGCCATGCACATTTACCTTATAAGGACGCTGCTCAACTTAATTACAGTTGGGAGAATGAAAACAACCCTTTAGATATAGTAGAGTATAATAAGGCTTTAAGAATTCATATGGAAACTCTTATATCAGAACATAGAATGACCGAGGAAGATATGCAAAAGTATTTCTTATCACAAGAGATTCCATATGCTTATAGGCCTAAGTTATATGATGTATTCGATATAGATAGTATAGAGGCTGCTAACGATGTAATGAGATGGATAAGAGTTAATAAAGATACTTATAGAAACCCAATTGAGAAATGGGTTAACCCTAAATGGGCTGCATTTGAAAAGTTTTTAAAAGACAATCCTAAATCTGCACAAGCTGAATTTTATAATCTTATTACAGATACTCTTACAAACCTGAATTCCGAATTACCACATGATAAAAGGAAAACATACCAATTACCATTCCTACTTAAAGACTCAGTAGAAAGGTATACAGATGGTCAACCTGTTGGTAAAACTTTGAAAGAAGGTCTTAAGGATATGACACAGCGTAGACTTGACGATATAGAAAGAGGGCAGTATACAGATGAGAACGATAAACCTATAGACTTTCTTCCTTACTATTACAACAGATCAGCTGAAACACACGAACACATAGTTACTTATAAGCTAGTAGTCAACGAGGACAGGCAGAAGTTAGCAGAGGCTAGAGGTAAAGAGTTTAAAACTCATACTAGAACTGTAAAAGCAAATACTGCTGAGGAGGCTATTAGTAAAACCATGCTTAATGTAGTAGGGGTAGATGTTAACTCTATTAAGGTAACGCATTCAAAGTCTATAGAATGGAACGATGCTGACCAGTCTTATGACTTGATGAACTTATACACTAAGTATCATACAATGGCTGATAGATTTGTTACTATGCGTGATATATTACCTGAAATAGACCATGTTATGTATATATCTAAACAACGTGATTATACTAAGAAAGATGCTAATGGTAATATTATTAGAAAAGCCTTAGGTAAAGACAAAGTAGGTTCAACTGTAACTAAGGGGGTAGATGCAAACCTTCCTGGTATGATGGAAAGCTTTGTTAAATCTACTATGTTTGGCCAAACTAAAATAGATGAAGGCTCATGGGATATAATGGGTTGGAAGTTAGATAAAGCTAAGATGGTGGACGGATTGGGCAAGTATGCAGCTTATAATATGTTAGGTTTAAACTTAATACAAGGTATATCTAACGTATCTATGGGGGAATTACAACAAGTAACAGAAGCTATTGCAGGAGAGTTTATAACCTTAAAAGATTTACACACAGCTTCTATACAATACGGTAAAGAAATGGGTGTAATAATGGGCGACGTAGGAGAAGTAACAGGTGAATCTGTTATAACTCACTTGAATGAACAGTTTAATATCTTAAATGAATACGAAGGTGGAACTTATAAAGAGAATAGCAAATTTGCTAGACTGATGAAAACCAGTTCTTTATTCTTCATATCTAATATAGGGGAGCATTTTATGCAGACTCGTGTAATGCTTGCTATGCTTAATAATGTAAAAGCTAAAAATAGTAAGGGTGAAGATATCGGTACTATTTACGAACATTACTCAGTAAAGGATGGACAACTAGTTCTAAGTGATAAAGTTGATAGAGTAAAATCTAACTGGACAGAAGAAGATTTTCATTTATTTGGCGCTAAGACTAAGAGATTATTAGCTAGGCTACATGGCGAGTATTCTGAGTTAGGTAAAAATGCAGCACAAAGGACTATGGTTGGTAGAGCTGCTTTCATGTTTAGAAAGTTTATTGTACCAGGATATAAGAAGAGATTTCAAAGGCAAATTACTAATGAATTTTTAGAGGATTATACAGAAGGTAGTTATAGAGGCATAGCTAAATTTGTCATTAATTCTACTAAAGAAACTAGAGCATTGGGATTTGCGGCTTTTACTGAAAATTGGAAAGAGTTATCTCCTAGAGGGCAGTCTAATATAATTAGGGGGGCGTCAGAATTTGGATTTGCAATGCTGTTAACTGCACTGTCAGGACTATTCCTTACTCTTAAAGGCG